GGTTTAGGTATCTAACTTGACGGGAGACAAAAGTGATTAAACTTGGAGACTATAAATTACCTGAGCATATTTCATACTCAGCATTCACAACTTACCTGACCTGTGGTTATCAGTATTACTTAGGTCGTTTACTACAACTACCTGAAGAACCAAGCGTGTGGTCTGCAGGTGGTCGTGCATTCCACGCAGCAACAGAAGAGTGGGATAAGAACAATGACTAGTGTTAAGTTATGGAAAGATGCTTGGAAGAAAGAATCAGAAGGGCTTGACCTAACCAACGCAAGAGTTGCAGGTCGTGCCACTAAGGCTAACCCCAACAAAGAAGATGCTACTTGGTGGAATGACCAAGGTCCTATCTGGGTAGAGCAGTACATTATGTGGCGCAGAAATAATCCTGATTGGAAAATCTGGACAACGCCACAAGGGGCAAGAGCCATTGAACTAGAACTCAATCCTGTAATCGCAGACGTGCCTGTGAAGATGGTGATTGACCGTGTGTTTGAGGTGAATGGACAACTAGTTATCATTGACCTTAAAACATCCGCACGCAGACCTACATCTGATTTACAACTTGGCTTTTATAAAGTTGGGTTGGAACAGGTGCTAGGAGTAGAAGTCAATCTAGGAAACTACTGGATGTCCCGCGACGCGGGGACAGGAGAGATGATTGACCTGAGTAGATACAACCTGTCAATGCTTGAGTATATGGTTTCAGGTTTTGACAAAGCCCGCAAGGCTGGTGTATTCTTACCTAACCTATCCAGTTGCAGTTTCTGTGGATTAACAGAACACTGTGAATTTAAGAAAGAGAAGTAATGACAATCAATTACAACATCTCAGGTCAGGACATCATTGTTGCCCACGACCTGAAACTAATTACATTAAACGAAGCAAGACAACTACTAGGTAATCTTCCACCAAAGAAGGAGGACGTAAGTGAGTAATGAAGACTGGAAACTACAGGTTTCTTATAAGACTCCTGCTGGAGATATGATTAACATTCGTGCAAATACTGCTGATGAACTCAGCGTATTGCTAGAAGGTATTGGTGATTACTCACCACAGATTGCTAGCGTACAACGATTGGTAGTTGGTGCATACAACGTAGCCCCCCTGCCGACATCCGCTTCAACTCCAAGCACAACGCCATTCACATCCTCCGCGCCAACCCAGGCAGCGGCTCCGTCAGGTACCACAAGCAGTAGCCCTACTTGTGTACACGGCGCACGCATCTTCCGTAGTGGAGTATCAAAGAAGACTGGTCAACCATACGCATTCTGGTCTTGCCCTCAACCACAGGGTGCTGACCAATGCAAGCCAGTTAACTAACAGAATTGGAAGAGGGGTAGTTATAAGGGGAAGATAATTACCCCTCTTCCAACTTAAGACAGGAGCAAACAATGACAGCATTTCTTTTAGGACTGATGATAGGTATTATCATTGGCAGAGTATTTGAACTTTGGGTTAATTGGAAGTATAAGAAGTGAGAACATTAACCCGTAGCGTAGGCAGAGCAGACATTGGTGGAGAACCATTGCCCTCTGTGTTCAAAGCATTAGATAACAATAAGATTATATTTCGTAGAGCAGAAGTCTCTATGCTTGCAGGAACTCCTGGTGTAGGTAAGTCAACACTTGCCCTAGCACTAGCACTTAAGATGAGAGTTCCAACCCTATACATATCAGCAGATACCAACGCTCATACTATGGCTATGAGACTTGCCTCAATGATTAGCGGTAAGAATCAAACTGATGTTGAGTATATGTTGCAGAATGATATTGGCTGGACAAAGGCAACCCTAGCAAAGGGTAGCCATATCGTTTGGTCATTTGAATCAAGCCCATCACTTCAGGATATTGATGAAGAGGTTCAGGCGTTTGAAGAACTATGGGGTTGTCCACCTGTAGCAATTTTTGTTGACAACCTAATGGACATTGCTACTGATGGTGGCGAAGAGTTCGCATCTATGCGAGCCATTATGAAGGAGTTGAAGTTCCTTGCTCGTGACACTAACGCTGCTATCATTGTACTACATCACACTTCTGAGGCTGTTCAAGGTAACCCTTGTCAACCTAGAAGCGCCCTTCAAGGTAAGGTTGCACAGTTACCTGCTCTTATCTGTACACTTGGGGTGGTTGGTACATCTATGTCTTTAGCCCCTGTAAAGAATAGATATGGAAGGGCAGATGCTAACGCCAATCTCAATGTTTGGCTGGCATTTAACCCTGAGTATATGTATATGGACGACATACCAGAGAGCGTGTGAAATGATTAGAGAAGAAGAAGACGATATGACTCAAGAGATGCGTGCTTATGTCTTGCTTGAAGTTAAGCGAGAGACTGCAGCATTGATTGAAAAGATTGAAGCAGCAAAGGTTCCAGTTACAGATGAGTGGACTGATGGACTTAACGCTGGCTTAGCGTGGGCTGTGCGTATCCTGAACAAGGATAAGAGTGCGTCTTAAGTGGCGAGCCAATCACGCAAGCACAGAGGGTACCGAACCCAAAAGGTTTGGGCTAACTTTCTTGCGGGAAATGGATTCCCTTACGCGGAATCTGCTGGTGCTGGACGTACTGGTAGTGATATTACTGGTACGGTGGGCATTGACTGGGAGATAAAGGCACGCACAGGATTTAATCCCGCTGCTGCTATCGCTCAACTCAAAGACAGAGACAAGGGTGACCTCGGCATTGTTGTCTTAAGACTCAATGGACAAGGTGAGAAGTCTGTTGGTGATTGGGTTACGCTAATGCGTGGCGAAGATTTAGTATGGCTACTACGGGAAGCAGGGTATGGTGATAAAAATTGACAACGACCTACCGCCAATTGCGGATGTCCTCCGTCACTACGGAGCAACTCTTAGAAGCACACGAGGGCAAGTCAATTTACGTTGTCCGTTCCACGGAGACACGCACCAGTCAGGTAGTGCAAACCTTGACAAGAACATCTTCATTTGCTTTGCCTGTGGAGTACAAGGCAACAGCATCCAAATTATATGCAGACAGGAGAGTATGACAATCTATGAAGCAAAGCGTTTTGCAGAAGGAATTACTGGGGAAAGCAGCAGAGAAGTACGCGGAAAACATTTATCAGGCGGAAGCCTACCTAAAGCAAAGAGGAATTCCTCTGGAGGTAGCACGACTGGCGCGATTAGGCGTAGTCGTAGAACCTGAGACAGGACACGAAGCCTTTGTTGGACGACTCTCTATTCCCTACATTACTAAAAGTGGGGTTGTTGATTTACGTTTTCGTTCTCTTAATCCAGCAGTAGAACCAAAGTATATGGGTCTTACTGGGGCAGAGACCAAGATGTATAACGTGCTAGATGTTGAACGTGCTGGAGATTTTATAGGAGTGTGCGAAGGTGAACTTGATACCCTTACTATGTCTGCTTGTGTTGGGATTCCTTGTGTTGGAGTACCAGGTGCGAACAGTTGGAAGAGACACTACACACGATTGCTCGCAGACTTTGAGCGAGTGTTTGTCTTTGCTGACGGAGACCAGCCAGGAACAGAGTTCGCCCGTAGTCTTGCCCGCGAACTGCCAGTTACTATCGTCCAACTACCCGACGGAGAAGATGTTAATTCGGTGTATGTGTCAGAAGGTGTAGAGTATTTGCTAGCAAAGGTATCATCTAATGGATGATTACTTCTGTGAGGAATGCGGTGAACACTTTGAGGATGCCTTTGATTTGGTAGACCACAACACCCCTGAAGGTGAGGAAGAGTTTGACCCAAGCCTTGTCCTACCTAATGGTTACCACCTACAGATAGGTTCACTACTAAGATTCTTTTACCACAATGCAGATAACCCTGAACAAATCAAACAGATATCTCAGTCTACTTATGTTACACTATTTGCAGCAGAACGTAACCTAGATATCCTTACTGATTTGATTGAGGATGTTGTTGTAAAGTCTGAGATGCTCAGGTTTGATGACAGCCTAAAACAATTACTGGAGGATAAGACTGATGACGAAGGCGGAGCGTGAAGAGATATGGCAGATTATAAATCATCTAACGAATCAGGGATTGAAGGTTTCAACATACGACAGGGAAGGTTCCTTCCTGATAGTAACTCTAAAGATTCCATTGTTGCACGCCAACTCCACCTTGAAGTAAATCTTTCTGCCTTAAGTAAGGAACTCAACGACTTACTCATTAGCAAGCACAGAGACTACGGTCCTAAAAATATTTCCCAAGCACCAGGTGGTCCTATCAATGGGCTGCGTGTGCGTATGCACGATAAGTTAGCACGCATCAACAACCTGATTGATAGTGGCGCATCACCAGAGCACGAGTCCTTAGAAGATTCATTCAAGGATATGGCGAACTATGCAATAATTGGATTACTAGTCTTAAGAGATAAGTGGGATAAATGAAAGAGCAGGAGTTGTTTGACTGGCTAAAGGTAAATCACTTCCCAGATTTGGAACAATCTCCTGGAGAGTACGACGGCTTTGATTGCACCACAAAAAAATTTGATTTCTTTATAGAACTTAAGTCACGAAAGACACACTACGACGACTTGCTTATTGAGAAGATGAAGTTTGATTTCCTCATTGAAGAAGCCAATCGTCTAGGTCTTGTGCCTTGCTACATTAACTCAACGCCCGAAGGTATCTGGGCATTCCGTTTGGATAATGTTCCTGACTTAAGTTGGGAAGAGAAGTGGCTTCCTTCTACAACAGAGTTTGCTAATAAGAATAACAAGATGAAAATGGTTGGCTTCCTCAAGACAGAGTGGGGAACTAAACTAAAATGAACTGGGAAGAAGTCAAGAAGTGGGACTACGTTGTTGATTCAGTAGCCCTTGAGTACCATAGGAAGTTTGATATGGTAGAAATTTCTGACTTAAGACAATCATTGTGGCTATGGTTTGCTGAGCATCCTAATAAGTTAAAGGAGTGGGAAGCAATCGGTGAACGTGATGCTAAGAATTTAATCTATCGTAGCCTACGCAATCAGGCTATTGATTACTGCCAACGCTGGAAAGCAAAGAGCGTGGGCTATGACGTGTCCGACCTGTACTATTATGCGCCCGAAGTTATTGAAGCAATCCTTCCTGCTGTCTTAAGACAAGAGTATGGTGTGCAACATAAGTTAAATCTTGGAAGAGTTGGCAGACCTTCTGCGCCCAACGAGGGCGGTAACCTAATGGTTCTTATGCTAGAGATTGATGCTGCTTACTACAAACTAAACAAGGATGATAGAAAGTTAATCTTCTTACGTCACGCTGAGTCAATGGACTTCAAGGAAATTTCTAATGTCTTAAGTCTTGCGTCTGAAGACACATCCCGTATGAGATACAAGCGTGCATTGAATAGATTAATCCGCAAACTAGGTGGACACAAACCATACAATGACTACGACCTACCAAGTGAGGATGAGGTAGAGAGTGCAGAAGATAGCAACGTAAGCCAAGACGAATAAGGCTGGTATTAATACTGGTGCGAATGCAATTAAAAGTTTACGCATCAGGTAAATCCATTTCGCCTGGGTCTACATACATAGCCTCTGAATAGTTGTCGTAGAACTCTTCTATCTCTTTACCGCTAGCAAACTGAAGTGTTTCATTCTTTGGCTGGCACGCTGAGCATCCGCCGTTGTCACATACGTTGCACATCTTATCCTCCTGTTGAATAGAATCCGCTACCATTAAAGCGGATTGCTGGTGTGTTATAGATTCTAGTAGACCTGTGACCACAAATACAAGTCACCTCTTCATCTCGTTCATCTACCTTACGGCTTAAGACTGTAAGGCTCATACACTTATTGCATCTGTATTCATACGTTGGCATTAGTACTCCCATCCTATGTACCAGAACCCAAGGTCTAGATTGGTATAGTATCTGTTTATAGTAAAACCAATACCGAATCCACCTAAGCGACCATAGGTTAGCCACTTACTCTTTCCAATTCTTTTTGCTGTCATTCATCTTTCCAATCTATCGGTGTTGGTGCGGTGCTGATTGCTCCACACTCTTTGCATTCCTGTCTTAAGTCGTACCAACTTACTTCTCTTGTTTCTTCATCCCACATCACAGTCACAACAAACATCTTGCAACCACAGATACAGGTTAAGATTGGCTTACCTCTGAGGTCTAACATCAATAAAACCCTCTGCGCTGACTGTGCGACCACGCCTTGCACGGTGTTCCGTAGCGGTGGACGATATATTTATACGCCTTAAGTAGTTGAATCGCTGGGTCTTTGCTGGTTTCTTTGAGCATCTGTGCGATACCGAATGCACTACTTCCCTGCTGGTTCTTTGCTAAGTGGTCAAACCTTGACTCCTTAGTAAAGAGTTTATAAATACATTGTCTCTGTCTTAAGTCCCAACCCCACCCTGCTTGAGCGTATCGCATAGCCATTATCTTGTTGGCTCGCTTCTCTTCCATAGTAGCCTTGGTTCTTGCCTGTTCTTTGGGTATTACTTCAACCCTTACCCCAACGTTATGCGTTGTTGGTGTTATCAGGGCTACTGCTATCAACGTTGATAGGACTGCGACTCTTATTCTCATCCGTAAAGTTTAGCAAGAATCTTGCGAACATCTCGTCTGTGTCGCTGTTCTGCGGTAACAATCTTCTCATTGTCTCTATGCTTGAGTAGTTTATAGCGTTCTGAGGTAAGCATTCCACCCCAGATAGTCCCCCACCCACCCCAGAATTGCACGTTCTCTGGTTCTAGTCCCTCCTTAAGACATAACTCTTTGACAGGACAGGTACGGCACAGAGTAATCGCTTCAACGCTACGCAAGACTTGAAGTTGCTGCTCGTCTGCGTGGATAGAGTTCTCGTAGTGCCATAGGTCAGGGTCAGGGTGACCATTACAGTTACCCTCTGCGTGCCAACGCTTATCAGGTAGCGTCACTAGTTTACCGCCTTAAGTTGTAAGACTGGTAGCACATTGACACACTCTCCAGTATGCGTATCTTGGAAGACATCTCTGCAACTTCTTTGTAGTGAGTACAGGATTTCATCCTGCTTCTGCGGGTCAAGCAATTCAAAATGTTCAGGTAGTTTTGTCTCATCTACCCACACATCCATCACACGCACGCCCTTTGTTTCGTATGTCAATCTATACTGTTTCATCAGGTAACACTCTGCCTTTCCAAAAGGATTCAATGACCTTCCAGTTATCCCCTGCGCTCAGTAGTTTGCTCCAGTCCCACATCCTAGGGTCTCCGTCGTAGGTGTCAATCTCAAGAGTTATAAGCCATTTGTCTTTCACTTTGAATCTCCTGTCTTAAGTTGTGATAGTTTCTTTGCGCTGTCAATTAAGGATGACCAGTTGAATTCATCCCAGCCACAATCAATGCAACCCATACTGCTGTCCTTGATGTGCCACCCACAATCAGGGCATACGCGGTCACTCATTTGCTTGCTTCATTTCTCCCGCTAAGATGAGCACCTGCTCAAGGTGTGCGAGGGCTTTGTCTTTGCGCTTATAGTTTGTGCCTAAGACTTCATTTGCTTTTGCTAGTGTGCTTGCTCTTGCTGTCATCCTCATACCTGTTTTAATCTCCAGTCTTAAGTAGGAAACAAGGCTGTGAAGAACAAATAAATCTACGGCTTCTCTTCCGCTTGCGCCTTGAAACTTTCCGTCCTCTGTGTAGTTGAATCCTCTGCGCCCATTACTGAGTGCGTCTAGTGTGTCTTGAGGTAGCATTACTTTTCTCCTGTCTTGTTTGAGTTTGCTTCCCAGAATTTCTCCCAGTTTTCTTTGTTTGCTTCTTGGATTTCTTTTAGTAATTCTTGTGTGAATAGTTCTTTCATTTTCTGTCTCCTGTCTGTGTGCTTGGATTAATCTTTGCGCCCTTGTTGTGCGCTGTCAATAGGCTTTCGTGTGACCTTGGTCTCACGTCTTAAGTAGTAACCGTGAGCGCATTCTGTGATTGGGATTAAGCAATCCCCGCACATCACCTGCCTCCTGTCTTAAGTAGTGAATTGGATAGCCATTGAGTCACACGCCCAAGAAGTTGTGCGTCCTTGATTGCTCGGATGTCTTCATCTGAAATGTTTGTGTCGTAAGACACGCCACATTCAGGGCAGTCAATCTTTACTAGGCGGTGCGCTCCGTATGGTGATAGGCTCACCGTCGTAGGGCTGTCGCAATCTTCGCAAATACTTTTCATTATGCCACCTTCTCTTCTGTCTTAAGTGGTGAGAACTTAACCTCGTCGCCGTAGTTGTTAGCGAACTCCCACCCTGCGCCCTCTGTGTATAGGTAGTAATACTCCTCGCCTGAGTTGAAGTTGGTTACCCAGTCTGCAACGCTGTCAAATTCCCGCGCTTCCTGTCCTGTCTCTCCTCGGTCTCTGCCATAGGCAAGGCACCAATCTTCTTGGTGCGTCTTTCGGTTGTTGAAATCTTGATAGGCTCCTATCTCCTGTCCTAAGACAGAAATATTTCCTAGATTCATAAGGCGTAGCACCTTGTCTACGTCTTGATAGTGCGCCTCAAGGATTGCTCCGACACCCTGCTTGTATCCGTCAAAGTGGCAATAGATTGCGGTCACCTTGTCGCCTTGCTTGATTGCTATTGTGCTTCGTGTTGCCATTTTATTTCTCCTGTCTTAAGTCATAACGAGAACTCTTCCCGCTATGTCGTCCCCCGCTATAGTCTCGCTCTATGCGCCCTCTGTAAAGGGTTCGGGGGTGTGAGATGCCTCACTTATCGCATACACCATAGACGGGTTCTGTAACCCATTCCCCCGTTCTTGAGTTCTCATAGGTGATGAGTTGCTGAGTCTCACCTGTTGCACATCCTTGCGCTGTTCCTAGAATCCCAATCATCACCACGATTAGGGCTAGCATTCCTCCGCAAATTGCGAGGGTGACTTTTGTCATTGTGTCCATTAGTTCTCTTCTTTCTTAAAGATTCCTGAGAATTTAATTTCCTTGATGTAAGCGCGGTTATACGCTAGATAGTCCTCAAGTTGTGAAATCTTGGTGAACTCTATTTCCTCTGAGCGAATTTCTACCGCGTCGCGGTTCCATTGGTTTTGAATTTTTACTTTTGCGGTTAGCATTTCTTTCTCCTGTCTTAAGTCGTTAATCTAAGTCGCTTACGGTGATTCCGTTTGCGTCTGTGAATGAGTAGGTTGTGTCTACGTCTAGGGTTTTGATTTCCTTGATGTAGTTCTTGGATGTGTAGTTCCAAAATTCTTTCAAGGTTTCAAATTTCACAATTGATTGTGAGCCGTCTTCCTTGATGATGTAGAACTTGAGCATTTCTTTTCTCCTGTCTTAAGACGTGACCCTGTTGTCCCGTCTCGTGCCTCCGTCGGGTCTTGCACCCGTTGCCCTCTGTTAGGGGCGGAGGCTGTCCTGTCTTAAGACTTATCCCTCCTTCACTTCAAAATTGTGGAAACAATTCTGACATCTTGGGGCGCACATTTCAAGGGTTGCACGACTTAGGCGGATTTTGTTTCCACAATCGCACTCTGCCACGAGGAGATTCTTATTGCGTCCCTTTGGCTTGGCTGCCTCCTCGCTGTCTGCTGTGAGGCGTAGTGCCTCCTCAATTAGGGCTAGGGCATCCGCCCAGCGTGTCGCGCAATCGTCGCTTACCTCGGTGTTACTGAATCCGATTCTTGGGGCTTGGGTGATTGTGAGCCCTAGACCCTCGGCGGTCTCTTTGAATTTCTTGTTGTGATACCCCTCACCTGTCACGCCTTGGATTCCATTCTGCAAATCTAGGGAGTGCGCTGTCTCGTGAAGAAGAGTTCCAAGGACGGCGCGGGCTCCTCTTGGGAAATAGTTCGCTGAAATCATAATCTCGTGGAAAGATTCAGCCCCTGAAATCCAAGGCTGCCAGTTGGTGAAATGTCCCATTGTGTTTCCTGTCTTACGGGTGACCAAGATTGTTGCCCTTGGGGCTCCTGTCTCCTTACGGATAATCTCGTGAGCCTCTTCTAACGCCTTGGTGATTGTTGAGAGACTTTCTACTTTCTCTCCCTTGGTGAAGATGTCGTGTGCTGTCTTCTCGGTCTTCTTAGTTGCTGTCTTCATTTCTTTCTTCTCCTGTCTTAAGCGTGTAATTCACGCTCACAAGATAAGTGTCTCAAAAATCCCCCAAAAACACCAGAGCAAAACGTGTTAATCACATCACATTTTGTCTGGGAAATTCCTGAGAGAATCTACCCCTGAAGAATGATTGAAGTTTCAATAGTTGAAGTTTCAACTACTTTCTCAATCCTAAAATCCTGATTTATTTCTGAATGAATCCTGAGAATGAGAGGGGGCTAACCGATTCCCGATAGGGAGGAGGGGGAGAGTCT